ATACTTGAAAAAAAGCCCCATCATTGTCAGCTTCTTTCTTAAAGCTAACATGCATGTGCTTAGTGTGTTTGTTAGCCCCTGTGTACTTGCGCCACTTCCAGTTGAGGATGCTGGAGCAGATTCGTCCATCGAAAATGATGTAACTAATACGCTTGTCTGTTTTGGACTTGGACAAGGTACGAAGCTGATCAGCAAGATCTCCCATGATGTCTGGCTTCCCGCCCTTGAATAGGTCTTTGTCCACATCAATGGCGCGTACCCAGCCCTGCTCATCTGGATTATGATCTGACTTGCGAGCAGCGTGTCGGGTATCACCAACCCAACCATCCGATGTGCGGTCACGATCTGGGAACGAGTCATCTATCTGCTCTCTTAACTGAATAGCAGCTCTACTTAACTTGACTTTCATCCAAATAGCAGCTTCGCTTCATCCTCAGAGATGCCAAGCTTCTCCAGTAGTGCAGCCTTAGCCTGAGCCTTGACTGCTGCCTCTGCCTCTGCCGCTAAGCGGTCTGCCTCTGCCTGTGCTGCTGCCGCTTCATTGGCTGCGATTTCATCGGCCGTTAAAGGGCGTTCGATGACCTCACCTGTTTCGCAGTTTACTTCGATTGCTGTTGTCATTGTTGCTCCTTAACTAGATTTGATGCCGTATAGATAAAAAGATGAACCTGAGACGAATGAGTTGCTAAATGCACTCGATAGTGTCAAAGATGTAATTGCAGTCGTAAGGCTTGAATACATAGCCATCACAGCCATATAAGCGGCTGTGGCATTGTCCTCTGTGACAGTAAAACTGCTAATTGGCTTGCCGCCTGTCACAGCGTAATTAGGTATGTAGATCTCAGTCGAACCAAAAGTATTAGATGTGCTGCCAGTCCATTGATTGTTAAAGGCATAAGCACTAGCTCCTGCTGTGTCTCTGGCACTGTTAACCGCACTACCTGTACCGCGTAGATAAGTAGAAGAGAAGTTAGAAGCACCATTGCTGTTGATGTTGAGCACGCCCACATCTGGAGTCTGTGTGCCATTACCTCTAATGCTTGCCCTTAACACTAAATCCGTATAAGTGCTAGGAATAGCAGAGAAGGTAACAGATGCAGCAGAGCTACTAAGGACATTGGATGAGATGAGTGAGTAGGTATTAGGCATTTTTTATCCCATACAGAGTAGCGGTTGTGCCAGCCCCATAAGAGCCAGTAAGAGTTAAGGTCGTTATTGCTGCGGTGTTACGCCATAAACCCACAATTCTTTCAACTTCACCTGACCCATTTAAGTCCACAGACCCAGTTGTTAAAACTGTTTTATTGGTTGAGCCAGCATAAGAAAATACATCAGCTGTTACAAATCCGCCAGTAGAACTCGTAATAGAAAATTGGGTAACAAATGCAATGCTTGTTGTAGATGTAGTGCGGCCAGAACCTGCGGCCGAACCATCCCCAAAAATGGTCGTGTATGAATAGTTTGATCCTGTGTCTGAATTAAAGCGACATCCAGGAGCCAAGAAATTTCCTGAACTTGCTATTCCATAAAGCGCTAGTCTTAAATCCGTATATGTTGCCGGAATACTGCTAAAGGTAATAGATGATGCGGAACTACCTAAAGTCGTGGTAGCGATTGGCTCGTATGTTGCTGGCATTTACGCTCCCTTGATTCCGTATAGTGAAAAGCGTGTAGGGCTTTGATAGTTAGTCTGTAAGAAAAAAGTCAAAGAAGTAATTGCTGCCGTGTTCATCCATAAACCACTCATTAAACCTACTTGTCCAGAACCATTGGCATCAAAACCATCAATAGCCCTGACAGTCTTATATTTGGTCGTTGAAGCGTAATCGTGAATGTCCACTATTCCGACATAACTATAAGTCGTGTGCGACTCAGCTGGGAAATAAATTCTATCTGAAGAACTAAAACCTGAAGCGGTAACACTAGAACCATTGCCCTCTAAGTAGTGATTTCCGTAATTAGAGCCTGTGTCACCATTGCATCTTAATTGCAACAGCGCGCCATTACTGTTTGTGTCTATCTCGAACCTAATTTGTAAATGAGTATAGGTACTCGGGATGCTGGAAAAGGTTATAGTGTCGCTAGAACCAGTGCCAGAAGCAGTAGCAATGGACTCATAAGAGCCAGCACCGCCACCTGCGCCACCACTGTCTAGAACAGATACGAATGAATTAAGCAATTCCACCCACCACATACCATGTGTCTGTGCCAGTCTTAATGCAAGCTGCTGACTTGTACTGAGCAAGAGTAGGAGCTGCTGCTACTGCGCCACCTGATAGGACTGTAGTTGTGCCAGATGTTACAGCTGAGATGGTGCAGACTCCCACGCCAATGTTGAGGACTGTCAGTACAGTGCCGATAGGGAAAGCAACAGATGCGTTAGTAGGAATCTTGAAGGCAATCGCTGTTGCCTTGTTCATGATTTCTAGCACTTGGTACTGGTCAGCACTAACGGCTGTGTAGTCTGCTGTGTTAGCTGTGCCGATGGTGAAGGATGTAAGTCCGTTCATCTGGCTTGCTGCCAAGACCTGACCTGTAGTAAATGGGAAACCTGTTGCCATGATGCTCCTTAATAACTGAAAACGCTAGTGTCTAGAATACCGTATAAAGACGAGTCAAGGATGAAACCATCGATGATCGGCTCTGCTGTGCCGTAGCGCACTTTCCACGAATTAGGCGTGATTGAGTGGGCAACATTAAAGACCTGCACTGTCTTAGATAGAGTAGTGCTATTAGGCTGGGTCGTAGTGATACTGACTGGAGTAAAGAAGTCCATTGTCAAAGCTGCAACAGTGCCAGCCGTGTAGTCATCCTGCTGAAGATCTAGAGTCAGCTCGTCCACGCGAGTTGAAGTCTCTTTGCGAGATGCAATAAAAGCCTGTGCATAATCTAGAGCTTCTGCATCGGTCTCCATGAGTAGCCCCGATTGGTTATAGCTGTGGGTAAAGTACTTAGCAATAGAGGCAGCATCGCTGACGGTCTGGACTGTGCCACCTGTGCGGGTAACGGTTGCTAGGTTATAGATCTGCGTGTCATCAAAGACCCACTTGACATCGAAGTATCCGATGCCTGTGCCATTGTCATTAAAGACGATAGGTGTGCCTGCGATAGTGCCGACTGTGACATTGCGATCCTGAAAAGCGCAGCGACCCTGTGCATCCATGTAGATAGCACCATACTCAGTAGTAGCAACAGTTTGCAAAGCTGCTAAGGCTGTGCGCTGTGTCGCTGGATCTGCCTGCACAGTAGTTAAACCTGTGTCAATATCGCGCAGGGCTAAAGGCCAGCCGATAGTGTCTAGAATCTTGCCAATGCGTGAGCCTGTGGTCTCACCTGCAACAGCATCGACTACACCAAAGAATTGTGCATTCTGGAAAAGTCTAAAGCCATCTACTGCCGTGACTGTGGTATAGACAAGATCACCCTCAAACTTAGGGGTCGTAGTGTTATAGCCTGTGATGTAGCCAGCGAAGATTGGGTAAGTAGTACCGCCATAAGTTGCAGTAATAGTCATCTTACGCATAGGGCTTAAGTAGGTGTAATAAGGCGATGCCGTATTCTGCGGGTTAAAGTCACCATTCTGGTCAATGATGCGAACTGAAGCTGTGCCAGTCTGAAAGACTTCTGCTGAGATCTGTCTGCCTCGGTTAGTCTGTACTGAGTCAAGAAGGTTAGAGACATCTACTACGAGGCTTGCAGGGCTATCTGAGAGTACATCAGCACCATCTAGGAGCGATGAGTCAAGGATGAACGGATAGCCGAATGAAGCCCCTGTAGAGAAGTCAATGACTACATTGATTACTGGTCTGGTCACAGAGTGCCAGCCTGTACGAGTGAGTCACCTCTACGGTTAAGTTGAATCAAAGAGTTTTGAATTAGGTTAGTTAGCTCGTCTGGGTTAGCGATGGTGTTAGCGTAGATGTTCACTGTTGCTGCGCGTGACTCTGACTCGCGGAAAGACTGTAAAGCACCTGAGTTGCTATAGATAGAGCTCGCCTGTAGAGATGCAGTCTTAGCTGCCGTGTCCATGTCTAGCAAGTCTGCAAAAGCATTAGCGCGAGCAGTTGCTGCTTCTGCATATTCTAGGATAGCCCCGATAGATCCGCCCGCTGTTGAAATAGGCGCAATCAAATCTCCTGCTGGAATGCCAGAGCCTAGTGATCCGCTTGTTGGTACTTTTGCCTTGCTTTCAACATTAGCCTTAGCCAGTAAGTCAAGCATCTCTCGGATCTTAGCAAGTGCTGCATCTAGGTTGCCTAGATTGATTAGGTCGGCTGGCTTAAGACCTTCAAGGATTGATTTAATATCTTTTAGCTTTAAGTCTTGGTTAGTAAGAGCACCGAGAATCTTGAGGTCAGCGTTCAACTTCTCGGTTGCCTTAACAATGGCTGCCTCATCCTTAGCAGCAATAGCATCTTCAAGGTTTGAGATTGATTGCTTTACATTCAAGCGAGCAGTGTCGTTAGCGATCTGTAGTCTTTGTGTGTCAGTCGTGGACTTGGCTAATTGCTCGGCTTGGTTCTTAAGAGCTGCTGCATTCTGGATCTTTTCCATGTCAAAGACATCACTGCCCTTATTAAGGGCGAGGTTAGCCTTATCAATGGCAAGTTTTAACTTAGCATCTTTCAATGCCTTAGCCTCTAAGGCTGTAAGTTTCTTCTTAGCCGATAAAGTCTTAACTACATACTCAGCTTGTAATCTGGCTAGGTCTGCCAAGCCTTGAGCCTCAATGCCAGCCGTGGATCTAGTTGCTGCACCTAGTTTGTTTAAGGTTGCTATTGCTCCAAATATAGGATTGGTGGACAAAACAAGTTCCATAATTTTGCTAAGCCCGGGGATCTTGTTTACTTGTTCGACTACATTTTGTATATAACCGACCATTACACCAATGCCACGAATAACATCTGCTGTGTAAATAGCAACGCTCTGCATCTGGACTGCTAGGTTATCTACAGTGTCTTCATCGCTTAAAGATCTAATAGCATCGATTAAACCTTCACCGATAATCTCCTGCACATTGGCAGAAGCAACGCCTAACTTATCGATTGAGCCTTGAAAGGTATTAGCAGCCTGTGTTGCAGATCCTGCGAATGTCGTTTCAAGTTGGGAAATAATATCCTCGAACTTGCCAGCCTTTAGATCAGCCTTAGAAATACCCACACCGAGCTTGCCAAGTGCAGTATTGTTCCCCAAAAATGCACGACTTAATGCCGCTGTAACGCTAGATAAGTCCTTGCCAGTTGATGCCGAGATATCTAGCGAAAGGTTTAGAAGTTGCTGTGCTTTATTAGTATCGCGTGTTGCTACCGCTAGTGTCTGATAGGCAGGGCGCAACTTGTCATCAAGAATGCCGAACTCGCTTTGTAGTCTCTGGATGTAATCCTCAGAGGATGCAGCATCTCTACTAAGTCCAACATTCTTAAGAGCTAGGGCTAATTGCTTTTGTGCTTTCTCATCTTCTGCTGCTGCCTTGATGGAAGCCTTACCAAAAGCCAGAATCTGCTGACCGCTAAAAGCAAGACCTA